CACATGTATTGACCTGTTGGGTCTTGCATATTCTTTGCAACTACTGGGCTAAATTTAGGTTTTGGCATTGCCGCCTTATTTCTTGATGCTTGTGAAACAAATCCGCTTCCTTTAACATCAGCATTATCACTACTAGAACTACCAACCCAACTATTAAGCATAGCCTTAGTTTGTTTTTCAAGTTTTTCTAAGTTTTTAAATGAATGTTCAAGAACCCAAAGACACATGGCCAAAGCCATAATTAAATCATCGTGGTAACCATCCATGTGGTCTGGACGACCATTCTTATACACAAACGTTTTCATCTCGTTAATAAGCCTTATAGACCTAATTTTAACGATGTTGTTCCTAATCTTCTCTTCAAAATTTGCAATCATTGCAAGACGTATGGTGGATACTTGTAGACCTGGTGTTTTATCATCTTTCATATAAGCTTCCATTTGCTTTTTCTTATTTGAAAGTATCTTACCATTAGGTGTATCGTAATGCAAACGCTTGTAATCAAATTCAATTAATTTTAAAACAGTTGTTACACCCATACCACCAGTAATATCCACGACAGTATAAGCCTTGTATAAATCACCATATTCTTCCACCAATTGTGCTAAAAGGTCTGGTCGTATTTTACCTTGATATTCAACAACTTGTTCCATAGCTGTGAAATCATAAATTATCATTGTTGATGAGTCCTCACCGTCACCTCTAGATACATCGACACCCATTATATACTGATGTCCTTCTTCTGGTTTTTTCCATATCCATATATCCTTATCATTACCATAGAATTCTGGGTCCTTAACGTTAAGTAATTCTTGTGCTTGAATATCTTCCTCACTGATTACATTACCCCCAGAACCAATAAAGGATACATCAAGTTCTTGAGCAATCATTCTCGCATCGTTATTCATACCACGACACATTTCCTCATACCATGAAGATGTTGGTTTATAACCTTGAGAAATCATGAATTTATATGAATCAAATGTGTATTCAATTTCATATTCAACATTATCATCTTTAAGCCATCTAAGGTCCTTATTATACCTTAAATCCTCATACCATTTCATTTCAACGATATTAAAGTTATTTTTACCAGCTTTAGATTGTGCATATGTTTCATAGTACAATTTATCCATACCGTTAGGTGTTGAAATAAGTGTTGCTTTACCACCAGTACCTAAAGCGGTTAACGCAGCACCAAAAACTACAGCACCATTATCAATATATGCAGCCTCATCCATAATAAGATAAGTAGGAGTAAAACCACGAAGTGCATCCTTAGATGTGGCAACCGCTTTAACACGACTACCATTAGGTAATTTAATTTCACCCTTTGAATTTATACTGAATATATCCTTAGATTCAGCTTTATTAGTACCGTAATACTCAGAGCCCCAAACCCATCTAGGTAACTGTGATAAAAAGTCCTTAATTTTAGCTAAGAATTCAAAAGCCAACTCTTGTTTATTTGCAACAATCAAAATAGCCTCTGGATTATCTTCATCAGCAAAACCAACTTTAATTGACATATAAGCAGCTGTAGTTGTAGAAACCCCAGCTTGTCTTGGTTTAGTTACAAGATTAAACCTATGTTTTTGGTAACATTGAATAATTTCTTTTTGTCTTGGGAATAACTTAAATTGAACAAATCCCTCTCTAGTTTTATCGAATGTTTCTAAGTATGTTTCGATAGCATAGATTGGATTTGATAAACATTTCCCATATTCAAACAATATTTCTTGTTTTGTAAGCATACCTATAAATATGCTGATAGATAATAAAATTCCTTAAAACAAAAAAGCACTCAAATTGAGTGCCTTAATTTTATAGAAATTCTTCAATATCAAAATCATCGTTGTCTTCATTATTACCCATCGCTTCACCGTATTCATCTAACTGTATATCTTTTCTAACAGCATCAACAATATCCTTAATTATCTTCTTGCCCTTTTTCGTTCCAGCCATTATTTCTCGCATATTATTGTGCAATTCTTTTGCTGGAAGTTTAGCTAAATCACTATAAATATGATGTTTTAAATTGAAATCATCAACATCTATGGCATCAGTAAACTTACTCCATATAGCAGGACCAAGTCGCATATCCCATGGTTCAGCTGCTAGAAAATCTGCTTTATTTAATACAAATTTAGCTAGTTTTTTATCCTTTGGTAAACCATGTGCTGATAATAATTCCATTACACCCTTAACAATCTCATGTATTAAAACTGGAAATACCATTGCTTGAGCATGTATTTTAGCTTTTGGATTATCCTTAGTTGGAAATTCTACTTTAACAACACCACCACTAATTCCATTATCTAATTTAGGTATTACATAATACATATAATCAGCAGCCGCCATCATTTTAGCGTATCTGTTAGGTAATTTTGGATTAATATTTGTCAGCTCATCATCAACCATGTGAAACATATGGTTACATTTTTTTGCCGCACCTTGTGTCATTGCATTCAAAAGTCTTCTCTTATAAACCTCTTGATTAGCATTCTCAATATGGTCATGCGAATCAAATTCCATACCCTCAACAGGCATTGGTTTTGGATTCTTATTTGCACCTTCTAAGGAAATTTGTGGTGTTAATTCAGCAACGATTTCAACAACATCTTCACCCATGTCATATTCTTCTCTAATCATCTTTATGGCCAAATCTTGAAGTTCTTTTTTGTTTTTAGATTCTAATTGCATACATTCCATAACCATTGGCATCATTTCACGCATTAGTTTGTTTTTATCAATAGAATCAACATCAAAGGCTCTTTTGTATCTGTTAGCTACCTCAGTAAAACGTTCACCCATAATCTTTTGCTCAAATGAATTTTCATCACCTTCTGGAATAGCTGGATGCTTACCCAAAGAATGTCTTTGCAACCTTAAATCCTCTTCAAGTTCTGGATGCATTCTTTCACTTAATCCTTCTGGATATAAAATACCTTCATTTAACGTTTTTTCGGATTGAATTTTTACATTCTTGGCCAAGGCTTTCTCAACTAAACTTTTATAACTACCCATTTTTTAATATTTTAACATTTTTAACCTTAATACTTTTTTTACTTTCTTGTATTGCACCAGTTGCTTGTGTTTCTGGGGCAGCTGGAGTTGCAGCAGCTTGTTGTTTTTGAGCCTTAACTGGATTACTAGCAGTACCAGCCATATTATTATGTGCTAAATCCTTAAGACCAGCAATAAGATTACTAAGGCCAGCTCTTGGTACACCAATCATTTCAGCAAAAGCAGCAATAACTTGTCTTTGTGCCACTGGAGTTCTAATTGTTTTAAATATACCAGCAGGAACTCTTTTTTCAATAAGGTTCATAAGTTTTTTAGCCTTAACACTCATTTCTTCTTCACTTTCCTCACCAGTAGGTGCTACTTCATCAACATTTTGTTTTCTACCAGCACCAAAAAGAGTTTCATCAACATATTTTTTAAATTCTCTAATACCCATGTATTGTTCATCTGGTGTCATTTGAGCCTTTGCCAATTCAGAAATGTCTTTAAACTTTCTAGCTTTACCAGTTTTTTTATTCACAATAAAATGCTTGTGACCAGCAAAACTTGGATGCTCTGTTTTAGCTTCCTCATCCACCGATTCAATTGGATTTAATGTATCCATTTCAGGACCATCTGGTTCAACAACACCTTCCTCATTTTGAAATTGTTTTTTATTAAGTGCTTTTTCAAATTCATTAACATCGTGAATAACATTGTCACCATCCCCATCAACTTCATCCAATGAATAAACCCCAAGAACTTTTTCATTTTTAGGACTTAAAGCTCTAACCATTTGATAGTTTTTACCGTTAATTGTAAATGGCTTAGATAATTCACCGTTTTCATCGATAATATCTGATATGTATTGGTATTTTTTAGGTTTTTCAGCACCCTCAACAACGTTAACATTAATATCGTCACCTTTAAGTTGTGGGATAACTGTTTTTAAATCATTCTTTTTAATATTTACGGTTGGTCTTTTACCACTTGATGATGAAGTTTGTTGTACCGAACTTGTTTGGTAACTTTGAATACCAGTATTTAAAGCACCTTCTTTTAATTTATTTTTTTTCATTTTTTACAGTATTATATGTAAGTATTAGGTCTTTTTCATATAGCTTGGATTCAACTTCTTCTTTTGTTTCACCAAATCTAAATGATAATCTATGTTCTGGATAAGAATCATATGAATTTATATTCTCCCAAGCTAATGCTATAACACCGTCAACAGCGTCCCACACAGCAAAGGTATCACTATTTTGAACAACATCTAAAAATAATTCAGATTCTAACTTTCCAACACTCTTAATACATACCTCATTTGGTGGTTCTGGACGACCAGATGCTGGAAATGTATCCCAATCATCACCATCAACATTATCAGTTGAATCAGAAAAAATAAATTCGTAAATGTAATTACCCTTATAATCTTTCCCAACATGATTAATATATATCAAAAATAAATCTTTCATTATTTTTTAGCTTTTGGTTGTGGTTGTACACCTGGTGCAACATTCGGTAAAAATGGTGCATCTCTTCTTTTTGGTTTAGGTGTTTCGTTAGGTTTAACACTAGGTTTTGTTTCAGGTTTAACAACTGGTGGTTCAATAAACGGTTCTGCCATACTTTCAGGGTTAAATGCTTCTGTTAATTTATTTTTAATCATATCTGCAAATATACCACTTTTTTTTGATTGAGTCAAATTCTCACCAACAATATCAGAAACTGGTTTACTTGACCACATTTTACAAGACCAGTATTTAGGTGTTGTTCTATCATGCGCTTGGCTACACTTATGTCTAGCTCTAAACGATTTTCTTCTTTCTGGATTATCTCTCTTGATTTCCATGTTAGGGTCACCAAAGTTAACCTTAACAACATTACCCTTATCGTTTTTAACATAAACTTTAAACTTCTTAACGTCACCATGTGAAGGCTTACCAAGACTAACTTCTTTACCCTTATATTCAGCTTCATTCATGTTTACTAGTTCAACAGAACCATATTCATCATTGTAACCATCAGGTGTGTTACCGTTATAACCATCCTGACCACTTAATGTAGCACTTAAAAAATGGTAAACTTCTTCAATATCATCGGCAGACGTTGCCATGTGGTCCAAAGCCCAACCATGACCATCAGATAAAATTTCATCAACCGCTGATTGGTCCATTTTTAATAAATTAGTAATAGATTCATGTATTGTTTTAAGATTGTTAAAGAACATGTAGTTATTACTTTCACCCATATTTCCCTCAGAAATTTTGGTTAGATTTTTTGTTTTTAAATCTTTCATTGTGTTTTGATTTTTAGATTCATTATTAGTTTTTTTACCCCATTTTTCACCCTTACCGCTTGTACCACAAGCAGACGGAGTTGGTCTACATGCTGGATATTTTGAACGTTCTTCGCCAGATTTTCTACCACATGATTTACACTTTTTTTTACCAGTTTCTGGGTCTTTTCTACATGTATTACAATCAACCCATCCTTTAGATTTGCCAGAACCACCTTGTCTAGCAAACCAACCATGTAATCCTTGTGATTTCTCTTTTGAAAAATCAGTTTTATTCACCTCATTCATATTAATCATTTTTTTTCTTACCTTGACAATGTGCTCTTTGGCTAAAGCCTTTTGGGTTATTACAATCTATGCTTTTTTTATATTTTGCTGACCATTTTTCTTTTAAACTATCCAACTCATCTAAGTAATTTTCATCAACGTTTTTCCAAATTTTTCCTTGTCTACACTTTACAACAGCACCTGATGCATAAGCTGATGGCCAAACATCATATTTTCTTTTAGCAATTCTAGTACATCTATCATCATTTTCACTTAATGATTCACTTTCTTTAATACAATTAGGAACTTTTTTACCATTCTTGTCC